ACATATGAACTTGTAAAAACATTTATTACAATAGTGTCCCATTCAGTAGCAATTAAACCAAAACTTCCTTCAAATGTATTCACGGTCGCTGTTTCCAATAATTTATATTCTCTTTTTAATCGTGTTGATGCGAACTTTGATAAACCATCTGTATTCGGTAAGTAATCAGCCATATTCCAAAAATCTCCATATTGCTTTACTCCACGAAAAACATAATAATCAGTAGATTGTCCTGATAAAGTTTCACCACTAACACTACCAATAAACTCTGTTACATCATAATTGTAAATATATATCTGATCTGTATTGTATACATAAGTAGTAGTGTCCCAATGTTCAGGATTACTTCCTACTAAATCACTTAAAATCATACTGAAATCATATACTCCATATCTACTATTAAAATCTGGATAAACCCAAGTAGTTAAAGTTATATTGTCATATTTATCTAATAATCTGATTCTATATCTAAATCCGTCTTCACCAGAATAAGAACTACTATATATTATTGGAACTGGATTATTCACAGGCATTAAATCTACTGGTTTTTGTTGGTATCCTAAACTCATTTTTTCTTATTTATTTTTATTGAAATCTTTAATATAATCGTTTATTGTTTCTTCTAAATCCTTTCCTACTTCGTCCTCAATTATACTATTAAAAACTACAAAGTGACTTGTCATTTCATCAATAAAAGTTGGAATGTCTCTAACTCTCGTATTTTTTCTCAATCTTTTCTTGGCTCGTCTACCAGACTTTTTGTACCATCTATCTGCGTAGTCACCGTAGTTGTCTCCTTTCGGGGTCTTTGCTGTCCATTCTACCATCATCTGAAATCTTGCTCCGTCCTCATTCTCTCGCACTGAACTTTTGATACTTTTTCTTAAATTACCTGTATCAATATGCTTTTGTTCAGTTAAAGTATCTTTACCTATTTTTTCAAGGTCTTTACCATATCTAACTAAAGCCTTCTTTAATCTTAACCAATGAATCCTTGATGTTTCTGCCATTATTTTCCAAAGTAAGTTTTGCATAGATTGCCGTCATCTGGAATTGAAATGTCTATGTTCACCATAACTCCTGCTACGCTGTCGTCCCATTTTTCTGTGAATGTTTGAAAATTGACTATATCACCATAATCTTTTTTCCAATAAAATCCAAAGTCAGATAAGTTGTCTCTGATATAATTTAAATATTGTAACAATATACTTGTCATATCTGATAATATATTCAGTTCATTGCTCTCATCATCTAAAACTAAATCTACAATATAAATGTCTACATTCAACTTGACTACTCCGTTTTGATAAGAGTGATTTTTTAAGTTGGGATCTAAAACCATCAAAGGATATTTCCTTGAAACTGCTTCGACTTCCCATGCGTCTCCGATATAACATTCGTTTGTTCCAGACAACGCAATTTCTTTCATCTTTGTTAAAACTTGATAATATGATTTTTCCATTATATTCCTATATTTTTTATATTCTCAATTATATTTATTGCTCCTGACGCTAAAATTCCTGCTAATAGTATATCTACTATCATAACTCCTGATAGTGTCACAGGCATCACCAAAAACAGCCCAACACCAATATAAAATGATAAGCAAGTCATACAACTCAACACATCATTAATGAATGCGTTTTTATTTTTAAGCCAATCAATCTGCTTTCTAAAAACACTCTCATTTACAATAATGTTACTTAGTCCATATGTAATCATTATGAAAGCTAGTAATTCCATCCTTTCCTCCCGTCATCTAAATAAATGCCTGAAAAATAACTATCAGATTTGTCTGGTTTTGTGTAATATTTCAAATTGTCAGGATCATAATCTTTATATTCTGGATACAATGTATCTTTATATTCGCATAAAAATTCTTTTAATTTGTTTGAAAAATATTCAAAATCGTTTTGTATTTCTGCTCTCATTTTATTTAGAATAGTAATATCTACCGTTTCAGAGTTGTCAGAGTTTTGCTCCATTACTCCTTTATTTCTAATCTTTGCGTATATAAACATCAGTGCTCTGCTCTGTGATGATTTCAACAAAGCTTCAAATATATAATCGTCCATTAAAGTTTGATACTCTGTTGCTAAAGTTCCAGCAATTATATCTGTTTCTAATTTCTTATATAGTCTAGTTCCAATAATAGATTGAATGTCTATTTGTTGTGCATCGTATATACTATTCTCAAGTAATTTGTCCTCAACTGAATAATCAATTGTGCTATATGATTTCAAGTCATCTACTGACATAAAGTAAACTCTAGTGCTCATCTTTTCTTTTTTATTTTTATTTTCCTACTTTTCTTAATATACAATTACATTTGTCCTCGCAGTAGGTGCCATATTTCCCAGCTCCATACGGACTTGAAAACTTCATTGTGTCGCTAAATTGCTTTCCGTCCATCTGACCTGGTATTGCTAATTTCAACCAAGACTTTAATGTTTTTACTTTACCATTAAATTTCAAACAGGTAGGACATTGATTTTTATCATTGCTAATTCTCCATACATATAAGTCTGTTGGCTTTGCTTTTGATAATTGGTTTGTTGAATTTCTATCAATAGTTCTAACTCCTGCGAAATCATAATCCCATCGTTTATTCTCAATTGTTACACCACTTTCGTCCTCAATAATTTCTTCCTCCGATACAATTTCCTCCTCTAATAATGGTTCATAACCGATCATTTCACGCATTTCATCTTGTGTAAGTATTTTTTCTAATATACTTTCTGTAAAATTGACTTCTAATGGCTGATTCTCTAATATTTCAATATCATTTAAACCATTCACTAACATAATTTTTTTGAAAGAGACTAACACGTATTGTTGATCAGGTTTTACTACGGTATTGTAGTAAATTTCGTAACTTGAAAGTAATTCACTACCACTTCCCAGCTGACCTGGTGTTGCGATGCCTACTAAATTCTCATTTGTTACTTTATGTGCGACCAGAATCTGTTGTAATGTAGTTTTATTCAATAAATCGTATTGTTTATCTGCGTTACTCTGTTCTAAAATCTTAACCTCTGGTTTCTTGTCACCTTCAGCATCGTAAAAACTAACTACAGCCTTAGATGCGTTGTTTGTTCCAGTATATTTTTCGTTCAGACTATCTACAATTGACTTTCGTTCTTCATTTGTTGTTTCTCCAACAGGAAACCCAAAGAAAACAGAAGGTGACATTCCATTCTTTAAATTATTGAAATGAAAGTTTGCTATTTCAGTATCTGTTTGTATCCATTTTACACCAGCAATATAATCTGGAAATGCATAGTAATCTAAAGCTGGAGTATATCTAACTATTGGTAGTATCTGTCTAGCTGAACTGGCTTTATTATCAAATAAAGGAATTTCTATAGGTTTGTAAGCTTCTTTTCTATAATTGCTCCAGTCCTGTGAGTAGAAGTAATTTTTTACTCTATTATTCTCCATTTTTCCCCATCTAATCTTTGTTGCATCTAAATGGTTGATTTCAGCAATTTTTTTACGACCCTTACTCCACAGGATCTCGATGTAAGAAAGTCCGTATAATTCGTAATCCATTGCACATTTCTTGTAAACTTCCGTCATATCTTCGTAAGGGTTACAATGTTTTATGAAGTCATCTGTTGCTTCGCTGAACTCTTCCTCTGTTTCTGTTGATTGAATGATACCATCGCCTACCATCATGCGAGTTTTTGATTCAATTATGGCATTATGTATCCCACTTTTGTTGAATAAATTGACTAATTCGTCTGGAAATAGGTTATTATCACCATAAGGGATCCAATTTTTGTTGATATGTTCTTTAAATTCAGGTAGAACGGTATTTTCTTGATAAGAAAGTGCGCTAAACATAAATCTTTCTGCTGCTTTATCACTCATTTTTCTCTATTTTGTTTTTTTATGCTCTATTATATACATATTTTTCCTTGATTTCTGTGTGGATTGCTGTATTATCAGCACTATTGCCTGCATTTTCGCTATTATATACGTAACATTGTCCATTTTTTAGTGTTTTTTCGTCAGTATCTTTCAATATATATGAATACCAACCAACTTCTAAGTAAATTTGTGTGTTATATGCTGAATATAAGTTACCTCTATATAAAATATCGTTCACTATTAGTGCTATTTGCTTACCATTTGTTGAACAATCTATACCTTTCCAACTTTTTAACTCTGTTCCCGCTGTAAATGTTTCTCCAAAATCGTCAGACGTGTATATATAATCGCCTTCTGAGTAGTGTCCGTGTGCAGTAGCATACATTATTCTACCATCTGCACTCATTGCTGTATCTAACCAGTAACCTTTTACCGTTTTTAAAGTGAATGATACACCATAATCGCTTGATACATAAAGACTTCCAGTAATATCTGTTCCAACAGCAGCGATCATATACTGACCTGTTGCTGAAACTGAACAAGTTTCCCATCTATCTATAATTCCGAGTGCTGTGAATGTTTCTCCGTAATCATTCGAAACATAAATATCGTCGCTTGCTGCTCCAGCCAATTGATATTGTCCTGTTTCTGACATATCTACAGCATTCCAGAAGTGTGTTGTTAATTTGTCTGTCCAAGTTGTTCCACCATCTTTACTAAGTTTCAAAAAGTCATTGCTTGCGCCTAATAAGACGTATTGTCCTGTTGTTTTGTTCATTGAAATATCTTGGCTATATAAATTCGAACTTTTAAATGACCATGTTTCGCCATAATCTACACTTTCAACAACTCCAAAGTTTCTGGCTGCTCCTAACATTTTTGTCCCGTCTCCATTTACACTTATTGCAGTAAAATCGTAATCTGTTACTCCAGAGTTCCAAGTTTTTCCATAATTATCGCTTCTCCATAATTGTTGCTCTTGTGTTGCGTCCTCTGAGTTGTCGAATGAATGCACTACTTGATATTGTCCTGTTTCATCCATTTTTATATCATTAAAATATACACCACCAAGTCTCAATATTAAATTCGAAACTCCACTTTTAAAGTTGAACGTTAAAAACTCGTTTGGATGTTCACTTTTATCTTTAACTAAGTAACTTGTAGTTCCAGCAGTGTTTGTGAAGTCCATTGTGTAGTCTGCATTATATTCTGAGACTTCTCCAATATTCATCTGTAAATTTATTGTTCTTGTTTCACCATAATCTGATAATCTAAAGCTCATATGTGTTTTTCTTTTTCTTAACTATATATATAAAAAATTAAGGTTTTCTTTCATAAAAAAAGGGGTAGTTCTATTAAAAACTACCCCTTTACTCATATAATCTATGAAAATTTATTTCCAATGTCCCGTTGGCTGACTACCAGCAACGAACCACGCTTGTGAAGTAATATCAATATTGTAAGCCTTGTAAGTTTCTGCGCCTTGAATCACAATTGTCT